GTCCGGCTTTACCGGTCTCATTGGTGGCCTAATCAGCGTAGAAAGTGGGCTGAGCCTTTACATGATTCTGGTTACGTCAGGCATTAGCGGGGCGATGGGCTCCGTGGCTCTGACCTATTTCTGGGAACGCCTGACGGGGATGAAGAATGCAAACCAGTGAAAAAGGCATTGCCCTGATCAAACAGTTCGAAGGCTGTAAACTAACCGCCTATCAGGACAGCGTCGGCATCTGGACGATCGGCTATGGCTGGACTCAGCCTGTCGACGGCAAACCGATCCGCGCCGGGATGACGATTAAGCAGGAAACAGCAGAACGTCTGCTGAAGACCGGACTGGTCAGCTACGAAAGTGACGTGTCCCGCCTGGTTAAAGTCGGCGTGACTCAGGGGCAATTCGACGCCCTGGTGTCGTTCACGTACAACCTCGGAGCCCGTTCACTGTCGACATCGACCCTTCTGCGAAAACTCAACGCTGGTGATTACGCTGGTGCAGCCGATGAGTTCCTGCGCTGGAATAAAGCTGGTGGGAAGGTGCTGAATGGGCTGACACGTCGGCGGGAGGCAGAGCGGGCTCTGTTCCTATCATGATTGGCGCACTGGTTAAGCGTTACTGGTTGCAGCTGCTGGTGGTGGCGTTAATCGGTGTGCTGGCGTTCTTCGTGAACCACTACCGCGACAACGCCATCACCTACAAAGACCAGCGCGATAAAGCCACTGAGAAACTCAGCCTGGCTAACGACACCATCAAAGACATGCAGACCCGCCAGCGTGATGTCGCTGCACTGGATGCCAAATACACGAAGGAATTGTCCGATGCGAAAAAGACCATTAACGATTTGCGTCGGGATGTCGATTCTGGCGCTAAACGGCTGCGCATCGCCGCAACCTGCCCTGGAGTGTCCAAAGCCACCTCCACCTCCGGCGTGGATGATGCAGGAGCCCCCGAACTTACTCCAGACGCTCGACGGAATTATTTCGATCACCGGGACGGAATCGAAACCGTTAACAAAATGATCTACGGGATGCATGAATACATCAACACCCAGTGTCTTAAGTGATTCGTCACCAAAATAACAGAGCCTGACTTCGGTCGGGCTTTTTTATGCCCTAATTTCACCGCGCACCGCAGCGCATACAAACCACAGAACCGAACCCTTTGAAATGAGCCTTTGAGGAAGCTAGTAGTGCTGGCGAGCCTCTGTGGGCTGGTTTCCTATGCGGCAAAGGTTCATCTCAAAGAAAGGTACACGCTATGACATATCCAACTGTGATCGTGAATGGTGTCTCTGTCCGAGTGGACGAGAAGGGGCGCTATAGCCTGAATGATCTTCATGCCGCCGCTGTCCTGAAAGGTGAGGCTACTGAGTCACAAAAGCCGGGCAAGTTTATTCGTAGTGCATCAGTAAAGCGTTTCGTTCAGGCGCTGGCAGGCAAAGGACAAAAATGTCCTTTGGAAGATAACCAGGCACTTAGAGTAATTCGCGGTGGTGACGAGCCCGGCGTATGGGCTGCAGAGCTACTCGCTATTAGATATGCCGCCTGGATTAAGCCGGAGTTTGAAATCCGCGTTTATGAAACCTTCCGCGAGGCTGTGCTCAACGGTCTTAGTAATATGAACCGACTCAACCGACTTGACCTGCTGATCGCCAATGAGACCAAAGAGGTCAGCGCATGTGCCCGGGCAATGAATAAGTGGGGCGTCGGTGGTCGCAAGAAGCTTCTCAATTGCGCTCGTGAGCGGATCGTCAGTCAGATGGACCCTGACATGGTCACGCTTATGGAAGCGAAAGCAGGGTAGCCAACGCAGAATTGCGTCGGCAAATAGCGGCATTACAGAAGCTCTTCACTGAGGGGCTTCGATAATGATCTGTGTAACCCCGCAAGGATGGTGATCACATCTTGCTGACGGGTAAGCCGTAAGTGGCTAAGCACTTCTGAGAAGCAGGGCAACAGCTGCGACAAGGCAAAGAGGTAACCATGTCCGATATCTACCAAATCACGCTAACCACCCAAACAGGCGAAACCTTCACAGGCAAGATGTCACGACGTCAGCCAGAGCTGGTTAACGGCTTTGTGCCGCTGGCGACGGAGACGGGCGAGTGGCTGTATTTTGCTCCAGCCGATGTGAAGCGCGTGCAGTTCACGCCAGTACCGGCAGAGCAGACCGGACAGCCAGCAGAACAAACAACGGAGTAACCCATGGTTAACGATGAAGATCGCAGGCCATACCCGCCAGTTAACTTCATCATCTCCGACAACTGGCAGCCATACACCCGGCTCATCCCCGCCAATGAAGTGCATGAGTGGGTAAGCCGCCAAATCCTCAGCGATACCGGCAGCATCCATAACCCTGACCATGAACACCTGTTAGAGGCTGACCTCTGCTTTATGTGGGCGTCCGATTCGTTCGCTAAGAAAGGGCGGTATGTCCTCGGCCAAGCCGAGCAGGTAATGCTCCGCGCCGGTGGTTGGCAGAAAGCCAGAATGGAACAGCAGATGCATGAATGGTTCGGGCGAATCCCGAAGTTCATCATCACACTGGCGGCTGACTACTGCTCGCAATGTAGCGACCTCGAGTTCTGCGCACTGGTAGAGCATGAGCTTTACCATATCGCCCAGGCCACCGATGATTTCGGCGCGCCTAAGTTCAACAAAGAGACCGGGCAGCCAGTGCTTACACTGCGCGGCCACGACGTCGAAGAATTCACAGGTGTCGTACGTCGATACGGTGCCAGCAAAGAAGTGCAGGAGCTCGTTGATGCGGCCAATGCGCCAGCAGAAGTGGCTCACATCGATATAGCCAGGTCATGCGGGACGTGCATGTTGAAGCTGGCATAGACTTTATTAGGATTGTCATGGAGGTAACCGATGGCAGCATTATCGACAGAGGTTAAAGCCTTCATCGTTCAATCGCTCGCCTGCTACGAGCCGCCAGTAAAAGTCATTGAGCTTGTAAAGGCTGAATACGGCATCGATGTCTCGCGGCAGCAGGTGTCGCAATATACGCCCGGGAACGCAATGGCGGCCAAGTTGAGCCAGAAGTGGATTGACCTGTTCAACGCCACCCGTAAACGATTCCAGAATGAGATCGCCGACATCCCGATCGCAAATAAAGCGTACCGGTTGCGCGTTCTCGACCGAATGGCGACCAACGCTGAAAAGATGAAGAACTACGGCATGACCTCGCAGCTTATCGAGCAGGCCGCCAAAGAAATGGGCGATGCCTACACTAATCGCCAGAAAGTCGAGCATACAAGCCCTGATGGCAGCATGACTCCGCAGCCGACAATCATCCAGTTACTACCTGTTGAGCCGAAAGCATGAGTGAAGCCGTTCAACTGCCGATCCCCGCCAAGCTTGCGCCGCTGTTCACTGCGGTGAATAAGCGTTATCGATGCTCGCACGGTGGACGTGGTAGCGCGAAGACGCGCACTTTTGCGCTGATGACAGCCGTAAAGGCGTATCAGTCGATGATGAACGGTGAAAGCGGCGTAGTGCTCTGTGCGCGTGAATTCATGAACTCGCTGGAAGAGTCGAGTATGCAGGAGGTGAAACAGGCGATCCTGTCTGTACCGTGGCTGGCTTCCAACTTTGATATCGGCGAGAAGTACATCCGCACTATCGACAAGAGCGTTAACTACGTGTTCTGCGGTCTGCGGCATAACCTCGACAGCATCAAGTCGAAAGCGCGCATTCTGCTGTGCTGGGTTGACGAGGCTGAATCAGTCAGCGAAATAGCCTGGCAGAAGCTGAGCCCGACAGTTCGTGAGGAAGGTTCAGAGATTTGGGTGACGTGGAACCCTGAGCGAGACGGCAGCGCAACGGATAAGCGTTTCCGGAAAGAGGCTGGCGACGACTGCATAACCGTTGAGATGAACTATACGGATAACCCGTGGTTCCCTGACGTGCTGGAAGGTGAGCGACAGAACGACCAGCGACGCCTCGACCCAGCGACATACGCATGGGTGTGGGAAGGCGCTTACCTCGAAAACTCCGATAAGCAGGTGCTGGCCGGGAAATACCGGATTGCCGAGTTCTCGGACCAGCTATGGAAAGAGGCCGATCGCCTGTTCTTCGGTGCTGACTTCGGTTTCGCTAAAGACCCGAACACTCTGGTGCGTTCGTTCATCCTGCACAACCGGCTGTACATCGAATACGAGGCATACGGGCAGCAGACAGAGCTCGACCACATGCCAGAGCTATACGACACAATCCCCGGATCGCGTGACTGGCCCATCAAGGCCGACTCCGCTCGACCCGAGACGATCAGCTATCTCAAGCGACAGGGCTTCAACATCTCAGCCGCTGAGAAATGGCAGGGAAGCGTTGAGGACGGAATCGCGCACCTTCGCGGTTTCGACGAAATCATTATCCATCCACGCTGCAAGAACGTGGCGCGAGAGGCTCGCATGTGGTCGTACAAAACTGACCGCATCACCGGTGAGGTGTTGCCGAAACTGGCTGATGGTGATGAGCATACGTGGGACGCCATCCGCTATTCCCTTGATGGACATATCAAACGTAAACAGCAGGGTGTCGGCATGATGATTCCGAAACGCCTTCGATAATCAACGGACACGACATGAACGATAAATTACAGTTGGCGGTTAATCACGCGATTAACGACGCCAGGCTTGCTCGCGCCCGCATGGGGATTCTTAACCCTTCGATGGGGCTGGACGCCAAGCGTAATTCTGCGTGGTGCGAATATGGATTCCCTGAGCAGGTCACATACGAAAACCTCTACGCCCTGTACCGGCGCGGTGGTATTGCTCACGGTGCCGTTGAGAAGCTGGTGGGCAAGTGCTGGCAGACTAACCCGGAAATCATTGAGGGTGACGATGCCGACGAGAGTGAAAACGAAACCGCCTGGGAGAAAAAGTCCAAACAGGTATTCACCAACCGGTTTTGGCGCTCATTCTCTGAGGCGGACCGTCGCCGTCTTGTCGGTCGTTATGCAGGCATCCTTCTGCACGTCAATGACTCCCTCGCCTGGGATCAGCCTGTAACGAAAGGCAAGATGCTCCAGAAGGTTACTGTCGCATGGGCAGGCTCTCTGACAGTTGGTGATTGGGACACTGGCCTGAACTCGAAAACCTACGGACAGCCGAAGATGTGGCAGTACGCTGAACGGTTGCCGAATGGTTCAAGTCGCCGCGTCAACATCCACCCCGATCGCGTTTTCATCCTTGGTGATTACTCAGACGATGCTATTGGCTTCCTTGAGCCAGCTTATAACGCCTTTGTGAGCCTGGAGAAGGTAGAGGGCGGGTCTGGTGAGTCATTCCTGAAGAACGCCGCTCGCCAGTTAAGTATTAATTTTGATAAAGAGGCGAAACTGGATGAATTAGCCAGAGCATACGGGGTTGATTACAGCGAACTTAATGAAATCTACGATAAAGTAGCCCGTGAAATGAATATCGGGAACGACTCCGTTCTTATTACACAGGGGGCCAATGTTGCTCCGATTGTGGCTGCTGTATCCGATCCCTCTCCAACCTATAACGTCAACCTGCAAACCGCCGCTGCTGCGCTGGATATCCCGACAAAGATACTCGTTGGCATGCAGACGGGCGAGCGAGCGAGCACGGAAGACCAGAAATACTTCAATACTCGCTGCCAGTCTCGCCGTGGCGACCTGTCATTCGAGATTGAGGACTTCTGCGACAAGCTGATCGAATTAAGCATCCTCGATCCGGTCAGTCAGAAGACCGTTATCTGGGACGACCTCAATGCGCAAAGCGACAGTGAAAAACTGGATGCCGCTCAGAAGATGTCGCAAATCAACAGCGCTTCCATCGGCACGGGTGAGCAGGTGTTTACTGGTGAAGAAATTCGCGTGGCCGCCGGGTATGAGGGTTCGCCCGAACCACTTCCAGAGGTAGATGATGACGAAGAGGAAAGCGAAGTCACCGATACTTCCGGGAAACCTTAAAGACCCGACGGGTGCCGACCGACTTGAGCGCGGGGCAATGAGCGAGTTCGCCAGGCGAATGAAGCGAATTGGCAAGGCGTACAAGGGCATTCTCGACCGCATTCCTGCATCGCCATCAGTAAACCAGCGTTACACCTTCGACCTCGATTCCACCCAGCTATCAATGCTCCTCAGCAATGCCTCATTGCTGGTTGATGAGATTTTAGGTGCAGATAACGAGACAGGATTCTGGTTCTGGGCTGATTACGTCAACCCGGCGTATCAGCGCGGCACGGCGCAGGAGTTTGCCAATCTGGCGCAGCAATCAGCCGTGTACGCTGCCGGACAGGAAAGCGTATCGACAATCCTTCTCAGCGAACCGTACCGACGTAGGCTGATTCTTGTTCGCGCTCGTACCTTCGAGGAAATGAAGAACCTCAGCGCCAGTGTGAAAGCGGATATGGCGCGGATACTGACCGATGGACTTGGGCGCGGACAAAATCCACTGGAGATAGCTAAGCGCCTTACTGAGCAGACGGGGATTGAGTCTCGCCGGGCTAATCGTATTGCCAGGACGGAGATTACCACCGCGCTGCGCCGTGCGCGCCTGGACGAAGACGACGAAGCCAGAGAACGATATGGCATCCGTACAAAGCAGATGCACATATCAGCGCTCAGCCCGACGACCCGAAGCACCCATGCCGCGCGTCACGCCCATCTGTATACCGCAGAAGAGCAGCGGGAGTGGTGGGCTAAGGATGCAAACGGCGTGAACTGCAAATGCTCCACGATCGCGGTTATGGTCGATGAAAGCGGCAAGCCGTTAAGTGACACCATCATCGATAAAGCTCAGAAAACATTTAACACAATGAAAGCCCGTGGCTACCAATGGGCTAAGGGTTAACTCATGCCAATGCAAGTTAATGTCACCTCGAAGGTGAACAGTAAGGCCATCCGGCGCGAACAGCACAACGGACGCGAGCACTGGGTTGTTCCTTCTTACACCCTTCCGGCGAACGTGGTCATGAACGGCGGTCTGTATCCGGCCAGTGAGATTGACCAGCACTACAGTGGCCTGGAGGGGACACTGGCACCGCTTGGACATCCACAGGTCAACGGTCAGTTTGTTTCTGCTTTTAGTCCTGAGGGGCTGAATGTGGGTTATGTAGGGGCATGGAACAAAAACGTCAAGAAGTCCGGCAACCGCGTCTACGTCGAGAAGTGGATCGATACAGAAGTGGCAAAGCGCACGGATGACGGAAAGCGCCTCCTTGAGCGTCTTGAAGCGCTGGAGAAAGGCGAGGATGTTCCGCCAATCCATACCAGCGTTGCCGTATTCCTGGAGGAGCTTGAAGCGAACGATGAGCAGAAAGCTCAGGGGGCTTCATGGGTTGCGAAAATTCACGCGATGGACCATGACGCCATCCTTCTGGATGAGGTTGGCGCAGCTACGCCAGAACAGGGGGTAGGGATGATGGTAAATGCTGATCTTGCCACTCCACTGAAAGCTAATTCCGGCGCTCTGGTGGGGGAAACCTATCGCGAGCGTGAGCGGAGGCTGGAGAAGGCAGCGAAAGATAAATTCGCTCCTGGCGAGAAAGAATACGCCTGGGTGGCTGACTTCACTGACTCGCAAGCGGTAATCATCCTCAACAATGGCGAGCCGAAGGTTTACGGATACAAGTCTGAAGGCGGAAAGATTGTCTTTGATGATACCGGGACAGAGGTTCAGCGCCAGAGTTCATGGGTTGCTGTCGTCAACAAACTCAAATCTTTTTTCACACCGCAGGAACAGCCTGCACCAAACCACAAAACGGAGGGCGACATGCCTTTAACCACTGAAGAGAAACAAGAGCTGATCAGCGAAATCGGTAAAGGCCTGGCCGCAAACTTCGCCGAAGCCCTGAACCCGATTAAGGATGCGATCACCGGCCTACAGGCCAATCAGGACAAGCTCACTGAAACGCTAACTGCAAACTCCCGCGCTGAAGAGAAAGCAAAGCGTGAGGCGGTAGCTAAGGTCCATGGCGACATCGTGGCCAACGCGCTTTATGGCGATGCGCTGGACGCGATGTTCAAGTCACTGGGCGAAGCTGCTCCGCTGGGCACCAACAATGCGCAGCAGCAGAAAGAAACCGGTGCACCTAACCCTGCCGAATACTTCAAATAAGGAGCCAGAATAATGGCACGTTATCGTCGCGTTAATATCGACGGTCAGTCTCTGTACAAGACCGAAACCCGCGTTACTGCCGCATCCTTGCTGCCCGGTACCGCTGCAGTCATCAATGACGACAATGAGTTTGCGCAGGCAACTGCGCTGGCTGGTCGTATCTACATCATCGATGTTGCCTATCATCAGGGTCTCAAAATCACTGAAGCAGTGCCAGCCGGCGACTCCGCAGTGGGTAACTACGTAGAAGAGGGCCGCGAGCTGGCGCTGCTGTGCGTGGCGGGGACTTACGCCAAAGACGACCCAATCAAGCTGGGTAGTAATGGGCAATTTACCAAAGCTACTGCAGACACCGATTCGGTGATTGGCTATAGCCAGGACGATGCGACCATCGCAGCCAGCACTACCGATTTCATCCGCGTGCGTATGCGCGTCGGTACCGTAGCCGCTGCAGGTGCTGGCGCTTAATCAGGAGAATAATAATGTATTTTACCGCTGAAACACTGGCTACTAACCGCCGACTGCAAGGGCACTGGAGTGAGCTGTGGGCCAATCGTGATATCTATAACGCCCAGCATGACATGATGGTCAACGCGTACCGCACGCGCATGACGCATGAAATGCTGGCGGCGAATGCCATCGGAGGCTTTACGCGTGAATTCTGGGCCGAAATTGACCGCCAGATTATCCAGATGCGCGATCAGGAAATTGGCATGGAAATCGTCAATGACCTGATGGGTGTGCAGACCGTGCTGCCGATTGGGAAAACTGCAAAGCTGTATAACGTCTCTGGCGATATCGCGGATGATGTGTCTATCAGCATCGATGGTCAGGCGTCTTACTCTTTCGATAATACTGAGTTTGGTTCTGATGGCGACCCGATCCCGGTATTCACTGCTGGTTACGGCGTTAACTGGCGCCATGCTGCCGGACTGAGCACTGTCGGCATCGATCTGGCTCTGGAGTCTCAGTCGGCCAAGATGCGTAAATTCCACAAGAAGCGCGTAGACTTTTACCTGAATGGCGCTCCAAGCATTGTTGTGGAAGGTATGCCGGCTCAGGGCATGAAGAACCATCGCAACACTCAGAAAATTAACCTGGGTAGTGGCGCTGGCGGCGCCAATATCAATCTCACCACCGCTACACCGGCTGAGCTACTGGCATTCTTTGGCCCTACAGGTCCATTTGGCCTCACTGCCCGCCGTAACAAGGTTACAGCTTACGACAAGCTGTGGGTGAGCCCTGAAGTCTGGGCCAACATGGCTAAGCCGTATCTGGTGGATATCAACACCGGCACAAATGCGCTGCTTAGCGGAACCGTTCTGGATGCGATCAGCAAGTTTATTCCTGCTAAGTCTATCCAAATGACCTATGCACTGGAAGGTAACGAGTTCCTGGCGTACGAGCGCCGACAGGATGTGATTTCTCCTCTGGTAGGTATGGCTGTGGGCGTTGTACCGCTCCCGCGCCTGATGCCGCAGAGCAACTACAACTTCCAGATCATGTCCGCAGAAGGTTTGCAGATCAAGAAGGACGGCGAAGGCCTGTCCGGTGTGGTCTACGGCGCTAACCTGGCTTAAGGAGCAATCATGGCTGAAAAATACGAAGTGGTTAAGCCGTGGCACGGCGTTGCGCTTGGTGACGTTGTTGAGCTGGGCAAAGTACACCCGTCACTTAAATCGCATGTGCGCAAGCTGTCCGATAAAGCTGCTGCGGAACTGCTACCTGCAACTCCGGGTGCTGGCACTGACAACAAAGCGCGCAAAGAGGCAGTCATTGCCCGACTCGATGCGCTGGGCATTGAGCATAAAGGCAACCTGGGCCTGGAGAAGCTCACCGAGTTGTTGCCGGAAGGTGAGTTCGAACAGCTTTTCCCTGCTGAATAACGGCCGCCTCTAAGGCGGTTTTTTATGCCCTCTTCGGAGGGCTTATCAGAGGATCGCATGATTACCACAGTACAGGCCAAGGAATATCTGGAGTCAGTCGGTATCACGCTGCCTGATTTCATCCTGCAGGCTCTTTTAGAGCAGGCTGGCAGCATTCAGGAGTGTCTGGATGCGCATTACCCTCCCGCAACCGCTCTGCTAATACAGTCCTACCTGCTGGGGCTAATGGCGCTGGGGCAGGGTGACAAGTACATCAGTTCTCAGACAGGGCCCAACGGCGCATCACGCTCATTTCGGTACCTGTCTTTTGCTGACCGATGGAAAGCCTCTCTGGGGCTTCTGAGGGGACTAGATAAGTATGGATGCGCTACAAGCCTGATCCCGCCTGATCCGACTAACACCGCTTTCGCTGGCATCTGGATTGCCCGGGGCGGCTGCATGTGCAACGGGAGTCGATGATGGCGTTGATATCGGTCAAGCAGAGGCTTCCTGAGCCCTTCGTAAAGGTCTGGGTTATCACTGACTGCGGGCGGCGGGTCACGGGTTACGTTAAAAGTAACGGTGAATGGTATTTGCTGTGCCGGAAGGTAGCCGCTGAGAATCCGGAGGTTATCCGGTGGGAGGATAATAGTGTCAGCCACGGCTAACTGGTCTTACACCAATGTCGCCACTGTCTACCCTCGCGCCTATGACGACTGGAACAACACCTGGACAAACGGCACACCATACCTGATTGACTGCACCTGGACGGCTAACAATGAGGTTGCGGTAGATGCCAATGGTAAAGAGTTCACCACTAACCTGATTTTCTTCACTGAACTGAAGCGTAACGGCGTCAGCTCAACCATGCCGCAGCGTGACTGGTACATCGCCAGAGGTGACACAACATCTCAGGCCGATCCGCTGAAAGCTGGTGCAAACGTCATCAAGGCGGTGACGGAATGGGATATGTCGCCATTCGGCGAGGAGCCCGACTACAAAATTCTGACTTGAGGTGATCATGCCCGTTAAAGGTATCAAGCGCGTCCAGATGAATACCCGTAAGGTGCTGACAGACATTGCCGGTCCACGCACCGAAAGAGTGCTGACTGAGGTTATGATTGTCGGTTCTTCTTACGCTGCGCTACTCACTCCCATTGACACATCCACCCTTATCAACAGCCAATACAGAAAGCTTGAACCAATGCCTGGGGGGATGCAGGGAAAAGTCGGGTACACAGCAGCATACGCTGCCGCCGTTCATGGTATGTCCGGGAAGCTAAAAGGCCAGCCGCGTGAACACTTCGGAAGAACTCGCGCGGGAAAAGAATTCGGCGGCGGCACGGGGAAGGGGAACTACTGGGATCCAGATGCCGAGCCGGGATTCCTGACCAAAGGCTTTGAGCGCGACGGCCTCAACGAGATTAAGGCCATCATCAGGCAAGGATACAAAGTATGACGCGTAGCGAGGTGTATGACGCTCTGAGAGCGTGGTTGCAGTCCCACGGTTTTGATGTCGGCTATCGCGTTCAGAAACGCTTCTGGAGCGATCTGGAAGGGACTGAAGGGGAAAGATACCTCGTCATCCAGCAGGGCGGTGGCGGCAAGCCTGATGAGGCTATAACACGAGATTATTTCAGATTCCTTGTTCTTTCCGGTCAGAACGACAGCGACATTAACGAAGTTGAAGACCACGCTGATGCAATACGTCAGGCGATGATCGACGACTACCAGACTGAGTGCATCATCTCGATGCAGCCAATCGGCGGAATCACCGCCATCCAGACCGAAGAAGGTCGTTACCTCTTCGATATTTCCTTTCAAACCATCATTTCCCGATAACACGGAGATAAAGACATGGCATGTGAAGCAGGTGCTTTCACAGGGCGTGATGTCGTCGTTTACTACGCGATTGGCTGCCCCGAATCACAACCCGCCAACGGTGACTATAAGCGCCTTGGTATGATGCGCGGGAAGACTGTTTCCGCTGAATGGGATACTGCAGACGCTACCGCTGATATGAGCGCAGCGTACACGCAGGAAAATCTCGTAACCTATAAGAACATCTCGTTTTCTGGGGACGGTGTAACCCGCAAAGAAGATGTTTATGCGCAGAAC